GCCGCTGAAATCACCAGGAGCACACTGCGAACCCTCGCGCCATGTTCGTATTTGCCAGTCACCCTCTAAGTATTGCATCTGAGTATTTAATAATACATCCCCATCCCAGTCTGCCGAAGTGGAAAAAACCACACTAGTGGCTTGGTACCATTCTTCGGTTTCGCTATTATAGGCGGCATAATAGCGGATTAGGTTTCCGTCTAAGATACCTAGTGTGTATACATATCCATCCAAGATATCCTTATTGTATTCATCCTTGTGATTTTTTTGACAGTTGAAGGCAAACCCCACTCGATTATTTGCTTTCGGTTCTCTATATATCCATTGACAGTGGAAAAGCCAATTGCCCGAACATGAGCAATAACTCCAGATGGCGAGTTCCTCGGCACCAAGTACCATGCCATTCCCCAAATTATAGGAACCCGGAGGGTCAAACTCATACGGGAAAGCGGACAATCCGGCAATATTGAACCACTTGGCACCCGCCCCGGTCAATCCTTCACGGAAAACTATTTTAGGGCCAGAATACGTTAAAGGGAGAGATTGATAAGTGGAGAAATCGCCGAGTACCCATCGAACTTGATTGTCGAGCAACCTCTTGCCGAATGTCCCCAGTTCATCGACATTTTCGCATTCCAAAGCACCCGAAAAAATGATGCGATTTGCAAACCCATCCTGTCCTTTTTCTACAACGAGCATTCCAATAGCCTGTCTGCCTTGGACACCAACAGGTATCCGCGCATAAGCTATGGGTGTTCCTACGGGTTCTGCATCATCGAAAATATAACCTTTACCGTTGTAGCACACACCTTTCGTCATAATAGCTTCCGGCAAAACCTCGCGTTCACTCAAAATGTCATGGTTTACTATTTGGTGGAAATCAAGGCAGACCGTATAGCTACCACTTTGACTGGCTCTAAGACAAAGCCCCATCTCCGCAACAAGAGCGCTTGTGCTTTCGTTGAAGGTCGATGATCCACAACCCACGATAATGCCCAGCCCTGCGTCATTGAAGGCCAATAGCATAGCCGCATTAGCCGCTTGTGTTTGGTTGAACCCCACAGCTATGATTACATCGAAAGTCTGTTCTCCTACCTCCGGCATTTCGCTATCAAGATAGATCGTAACATTCCAATCTAATTCCTCTAATGCCGTTTTATAATCATTAGCATAATTGTAAGCGCTTTTGCTGGCAACCATAAGGGCAATCGTATATTCTCCCGGATCTGGTTCGGGCTCTTCTAAATCAGAAGACGAAAGCACACGCTCTTTTACCGGGACGGAAATAGCCGTATGATTGCCAGGAGAATAGGCCAGTTCCACGACATCGGTCCCCAGCCGGCAGGGATGCAGCCAGGAAATAGCAGGGAAGGCAGACGGGCCACCGGCAAAGCCGAGATTCTCATTTAAACGGATCTGTTCTGTATCGGCATCCACGGCCTGAGAATCGGTGATATACCGCGCCAGCGGAGCCAAAGCGCCAGGTCGATAGAAGAGCAAGCCCTTGTTTGTGGTCTGTGCATCTAAATAGTCCACATACCCTATATTTTCAATCGTCAACCAACGATCAGATGAAATGAAAGTATCCGCCAAGATGATGTCTGTTTTCGCCGTAGGCAACCAAAAATCTCCATAGCGGCCCTGCATTTTGTGAAACCAAGTTTTCCACTGCCACATTTCTGCAGGGGAGAATACCCGGTGTGTCATAGCAGGCATTCTCCAGAGATCTGAATCATACTGAACATCGAAGCCCAGTTCTCCAGTCTCATAGTCAAACTCGGTCACTGGGGCCGTCAAACTGCGGCTCACAAACTCTCCCTCCCGTAGATAATTGTCGTCCAAAACATCCAGATCAAGCAGTTGGACCGTCCAGTCATAGTCATCCAAAACGGTCGGATCGAGGACTATCCAGTCCAGCCGCAGAAGAGAGATTTCCTTGTCATCCTGCTGTCGCACCAGGTTCCCCAGCCGGCAGGTTCGCACCGGGGCAATCACGGCACCAGCCGCATAGGTATTTTGAACGTTCGTGGACAGATTGATAATATCGTCCCCCACGGAACTGATGGCTATGGTCTCGTTCGCGGTCTCTGATGCCCATATAATTATCGTTGTGCGCCAGTCCCCCACATCGGTATCGACTACGACCGTAGACGCCCCCGCGGTGATTTCCGACGTAGTAACTTCCCCTTCCTGCCAGGAAGGGACAAGAAAAGTGAGCGTATGCTGTGCGCGCAGCAACGAGTTGAAAACCCGATCTGTCACCAGAACGGGCCATTCCCAGGATTGCCGAGGGATATCCCGCACAGCACGTTTTGTTTCCTTCCCGTCCTTTGTCTCTATCAGGTCGGTAGTCCACTGCCAACGCTCTAAGACCGGAGCCAACGGCCGGTAGGGGAAAAGGATCGCAGCCATATCAGTTTAACACCTGTTTCAACTGAGTAGCATTTCTGGCTATTATGTTGATCACCGTTCGTTCGCCCATCGGTGAGGAAGCCCAGTTGTCGACCACGGCCGGATCGAGGACATTGATGATACGCAGGTCTTGTCCGCCCGCGGCGACAGGGGCACTCGCATCCCCCCCCAAGGCAGAAACTTTGCCAGCCCGATTCGCCATCAACAGAAACTGTTCATTCCCCATAGTGAGAAGTTCCGGGCCGCGTTCATTGACTTCATACAAACTTCCAGCTTTGACCGGCCCCCCTCCGGCCCTCTGACCACTAACCCAATCGAGCAATCCGGAGAAAGGAGAGCCGCCCCCCGGACCGCCTAACCGACTGGCGATATTCCCGAACAAGGGCCCGGTGAGTGATTTTTGCACCTGCATCCGGATGAACTCCCGAATGACCGAATTAGCAAAATCTCTGACGGATGCTTTTCCAGTCATTATAGCGTCCGTGACCACATCGGAAAAGCGATGCCCCCAGCCTTCCACAGCCCGCGTCAAATCCGTAGCAAATACATCCCCCAACCGGGCCAACTCAGCTTCATACGCCACCACAGAGAGCGTCGTAGACACAAAGAGATCGTCCAAGTTCCGCACGGCTTGTACGTATTTCTCTTCATCGGAAAGGCGGTCAGCCATCAGTTGCGACGCCTTTCTTTGGAGCTGTATCGCCTCTCCCTGAGCCTCTTTCTCAGCCGCGGTGACCTTGTCCTGTGCCACGCGCACGGCTTCCAAAACATCCAATTCTCTGGCTAGGCCGAGGATCTTCTGTTGATGCGCGACGCTGAGATCGGACAGATTGCCTTGTTCGATCTCCCAGGCTACTCTTTGTTCACGGCTGGTGGCAGAAAACAAATCCCGCTCTTTCTGCATGGTGCCGATAGTGCTTTCGCCCAGTTGTAGCCTGGCTTTGACCGCGTTTTCTGCGGCGGCAATGGCCGCTTTCGCCTCTGCCTTTTTTTGGGTTTCGGCTTCTTCCTGAGCTTTGATCTTCCCCAACCTGGCCGCCAGCGCCTGGCTTTCTTTTTCGCGCTCTTTATCCAGGGCTTTGAGCGTATCCTGTTCCTGCTTTTTTCTTTCCCCGGCTGCGACGGCCGCCAGCTTCCTGTTTTCCTCAGCATTCCGGGCGATCAGCATCATGGCTTTGGCCTCATTTTTCCGGCCCTCCACGTCCACCAGCTTGTACGGCAGGACCTCCAGTTGTTCCATTTTGGTCCCGCTCATCTTCCGCTGAATTTCCGCCCATTTCTCAAATTCTTCCGTCGTGCGTCTCAGCTCGCCCGGAGCACGGAATGTCTTCCAAAGCACCGTTCCCAATTTATCGCCTGAAGCCCAAGCCTGCGCCATAGAACCTATCATTTGATTCAATGCCGGAATCAAATCGTTGGCGATTCTCATCCCTACGCCCGAAACATTCGCTGTCAAATCATGAAGCCTGGCATTGAACTCAGTAGCCGCCGCCACCGTTTTCTTGTTCAATTCAAGGCCCAAATCTCTGGCGCGGTCCCGCAAATCTTCAATGCCTTTCGGTCCCTTATTCAAAAACGGAATAAGCTTGGCCCCGGTGTCGGAAAATAGCTGAATGGCAAAGGTGGTCTTGATGGAATCATCTTTGAGTTTCGAGAATTTGTCAGCAATTTCTACCAGCAGGACATCAGAATCTTTTATCGTTCCATTGGTATTTTTAACTTGAATCTGAAGTGCCTTGAACGCTTCGACGGCAGGTCCGGCCCCGATGGAGAATTCGGTCGCGTTTTCGGAAAGCGTCTGCAAAGCGTCGGCGAAGTCATCCAGTTCAAGCCCTGACATCTTCGCGGCGGCCGCCAGCGTAGATAGCTTCTCGATGTCGACACCCAGGGATTGAGACAACTTCCCCATGACTACGGCCGTGTCCAAAGATTTTTTCATAAGGGCAATAAAGCTGGCTACCACTACGCCCCCCGCAAAGGCGGCGTACCGCTTCATGTTGGCCCCTGTTTTTTTGAACGCGGCCGCCACTCTATCCATAGCGCGTTCCATTTTCGCGGCATTAGTGGTCAGCGCTCTCCGCGCCTTCCCCATGTCATCCGAAAATTGCGCCGACGCAGCGGACAAGACGGCATGTAACGCGCCTATTTCTTCCGTTGGCATTTTTTACTTACTCCCGATCCCGCGCAAAGCGTTTTTCAAGGACTGCATGGACTTCGGTTTTCCCAATAACGTATCAAGTGTAGGGAGCGTCTTCTGTCGTGACAGCGCCGCAGAATACCAAGCCAGCGTAAGTAGTTGATCTTGTTTCCCCTGCATCGCCAAACCTACTTGATACGGAGTGAGCCGCCAGAAGGATTCAGCATCTATCCCTTGCCCCAAAGCCGCTTTATACGCCGCCAAAATCCAACCCGGTTCAGGCCGCTCTTTTTTTTTGCATCTTCAGGATCATCAGGTAATTCTGCGTCCCCGAAATAGGCATATTGTAGCGCTTGCTGAATGGTTTGGGCGAACGGCATAAAGGGGGGGGAAATCTCTTTGAGCCGTTCAACGGTCAGCTCAGGGTGGCAACGATGAAAACCGATGGCAGCGATTGAGGCCACTGTATCCTGACTGAGAAAGTTCGGACCATCCCCGTGGGCCGCCTCAATCGCTGCCAAGCAGTTCCAATCGAACCGGAGCGTATAAGTCGCTCCGGCCAACTGGACTTCCACCTCTCCAGTGATCGCGTTCACGTTGTGGCTACCGCACCGGTAATCTCTATGGTGACCGACCCGGCCACCTTCCCGTCGACCGCGCCGGAAGTAGAGAAGGCCAGGACGTAACCGTTCCAGGTCTGATACGTGGTGTCACTGTACGTCAGCTTCCAGCCCTTCAGGTTTCGCGCGGCCCGCGCCGTTTCCAGTGCGTCCTGACCGGTGTCGCCGAAGATGCGATTGAGGGCGAAGGTATATTGCCCTTCGTCCATCACTCCCATGCGCTTTTCTTTCGCCGTGGACAGGAGATGCGTCACGTCGATAACGGCCGCAGACCCTCCAGGCCCGGCCCAGTCATTCACTTCGCTAATGGAAGTGTATGTTTCCGGGGTAGCCGTCCCGCCCGACTCGTAGGCGGTATAGGTGCTGGAATCGATCTTGAAAAACATCGCGTCGTCTTCTTTGGCGATGATCATGGACGTTTGGGCGTTCAACTCCGTGGTCCCGACAATCGCCGCAAAGGTGACCACATCGCCGACAGCAAACCCGTGCGCTACGGCCAGAAGTTCCGTAATGGCCCCCAGCGTTACGCCAGTAATCGTAGCAGGAGAACCCGTTCCTGTGGCCATTTGCAGCACAGCCCCGTGCGATTCAATGGCTAACGACATTTTGAGCTCCTATTCATAATACCAAATGGAAAAATCCTGCGTGAGATAGTACGCGTCGACGGCCGGCTCAAAGAAATCTCGCAGACCTCCGGCGACGATGCTTCTGAGCTTTGTAAATTTCTTGCCATTCAAGGCCGTTTCAATCACTTGCGCCGTGTCATAAGCCCCCTCATGTTTTGTATGCCAAACGTTTATCCTCACCCTCGCCCATTTTAATGCTGAAAGTTTGTCAACTGCATTGTTGGGATCGCCGCTGATGAGCTCCAAAGTGACAGCCGGATACGTGGGACGCTGCGGTAATTTAACCCAGTACACCCGCGTTGATACCAGAGCCAAGACCGCATCGTCCGCTATCAAGGTGGCCCGAAGGACTACAGCCAGACTCATAATAACTCCTTCACTGCACGCTTGCTCAACGTTCCCTTTTCCGCTCGTTTGCGCAAACTGCGCGCCTTTTTTACCAGTTGATTCCAGATTTCCGTTCCGAGAATGGCAAGCGCCTCATCCTTTTTCCTATCCCAAGCCGGTGTCATAAAAGGCAATGCTTCTATTTTTCCCGTCGCACCACGGCTGCCTTTCCGGAACCGTTCAGCCGTCCCCCATTCATACAAATGAGCAACGGCAGAAGTACTTCCCACATAAACGGCAACTTCTCCTCTATGCTTACTGCGGCCCCGACGTTGGTTTTTATTCAGCGTCGTGCTTATTTGTATACTCTCTTTTAAAAAAACCAATCTACTCGGAATGTTGTTACGCGCTTCCACTTGAATGGGCTTTACTGCTTTCTTTAAAGCGGCCCTGAGTACAGCTTTTTCCATGGCTTGGGGAAGCTGTTTCAATAAATTATCAAGCTCTTCCAAGCCTTCGAGCTTATAAGCAAAAAACTCATTTCTTACCAGGGATTTAGCCATCAGGGCACCTCATGGTGTGCGACGAGAAGTTCCAGGCCCTCGCGGCGTCCCAAGGGTAAAACGGCGACAATGTCGTACGTTCGACCTTGATCGACCAGCAGATCCAACGTCGTTACATCTTCGCGATAATGAATGAAGTATCGGGCGTCCCAAGTGGCTACCTCTTGCTGGGCCACAAAGCGCTCGTTCCCTCTGATTTCTCGACGTTCCGCCCATATCGGAATATCTTCCCACGTTGCCGTTTCTTCGCCGTGATCGTCTTGACCGGTCGCCGTGCGAATTTTCAACGTCACCAACCTATCCATGCGTCCCGTTTTCATGGTACTTCCAAGCAGCGAAAAGGATTGAGTAGCGTATCGACAGCGAAAGGCAACGCCACAGCACTTACACCCATCACCACAGGCTCTCTGTTGGCGTAAAAATGAGCAAGCGTGAGCAAGATAGCTTGCTTGATCTGCTGCGGCACGTCGCTGGCAGATCCATACCCGACAAGGAACGTAATAACGATAGGATCCGGACCCGGAGAGGCGGAGAGTAAGGGCCAGGACAACGTAGGCGTCAAGATACCATCAATGGATTGCGAAAAGCTCGTAAAGGCCGTGTCCTCTACCACTATCGAAGAAACGGACCGGAAGGGCGGATAGGGCATCTGCAGGACCGAAGGGAACGTATCAAGATACCCAAGCCAAGTCTGCGTTATCAGCGCCCGATTCGTGTACGTCTCGGCGTGCCCCCGCGCCGTTTTGATCAGCGCATTCAAGAGATCGTCTTCGGTCGTGTAAGCCGCCGCCAAAATGGCGGTAGTGGCTAGCCGCAAATGCAGTTTGGCTTCCGTCAAGGTAACCGGCTCAGTGGTTGGCGCTACGGACAGACGCGTTATCATATTTTTTAAAAGGGGAGGAAAGTCCGGAACACTTTTGCGAAGGCCCCACATCCATCCGCCGCGTTAAAAGGTCCGAAACAGTCCCCCCCTGACCGGTTAGGGTTAGATGGGCTCTTCGTTCCAGAGGAACGAAAAAATAATCGCGCTGGTAGTGGCCAACGTGGTGTACGTCAAGACCGAGTACCCGGGCTTGATAATCAGTGATCCTTTCAGGTCCACGTTGAGGCCAGGCAACAGCCCGTAAGCCGTTGTTGCCACAGAGCCGAGGTGACCAAAAATGCGATACAAGACCGGAGTCCCGATAGTGGCTGCCGTATCCGCTATAGCCGCTGTATTCTTGGAACTTCCGACCAACTGGTTCTTGATCGCGAGTTCTGTCGCCAGACCGGTTGTATCGGCAATCATCAGACCGACCGCACCGGCTACGCCCACGGCCACCTGAGCCGCGTGGAACCCCAGCATCTCCAGGTTCACTTCTGAGGCTGTCGGGTTCAGGATGGCTAGTCCTGTCCAGCCGGTCCCCAGCCCAGCCGTGGTGCTTTTGACAGCTTGATTCGAGACAGCGAAGACTTGGCCAGCTTTCACCAAGCTGGCATATTCTGGGAATTTGACTTGCATGAGTTACACCCTTCCGCTTACTCAGCGATCTTCATAAACGGCACAGAATCACCAAGGCCGGTAGCGCCCATCTGGATGTTTCCCGCCGCCAACTGGATATTGAAGTTGTAGCCATCGGCTGCGGTGGTGGTGTTGATGTCCGTCATCCAGCGATTGTTGACGACCTGGAAGTCGTCCGTCTGATCGTCAATAGCGTAGCCTGTCGCCCGAATGATATTCTCGGCGATCAGGCTGTCGAAACCCGCTCCGCCCGAATTGGCGATATCGATACCGAGGGTAGCGGTGATGTGGTTCCGCAGAATGCGGCAGTCATGGATACTGGACGCCCCCTCGATGCTGATGGCCAGGGCGAAGATGCTCGTCATGCTCCCGGAGTCCAACCCGATGTGACAATCCTCGATCCGGACATGGGCGCAATTCGTTATCTCCAGGGCCTTCCCCGACGATCCGCCCGACTTGGCGAAGAAGTGACACCCCAGAAAGGAGATGCCATGACAGAGCGCCGGGATGGCGAAAACGTCGGCCGTGCCAGATTCATCGATGAAACCCATGTTAATCCACCGGCAGCCGTTGGCTTTTTGGGCTGTCGGGCGCGTGCTGGCGATGTTGTGATTGCCGATTACGCGGGGAAAAGGAAGGACATCGTAGCCCATCCCGATGATATCGCACTTCTCCGGCAGGACGGTCAGGTCCTCATTGATTTCCGTGTCGCCGCAGACGTAAATCCGGTTGCGTCGCGCCCACCAGCGGTTCGCCGACAGGGCAATGCTGATGTTGCTTGCGGCGATGGCTTCGGCCAAGGTGAGCATAGCCGTTGCCCACGACAGGCCGTCCCCGGTAGCACTGACGTTTCCGTCGACGAAGTAATCCTGTGCGCCGTAGGGATTGGGGAAAACAGCTTCGGCACCCGTCTCGAAGAGCACCCGGCCGCCAGCAGCTATGACCTGCCGGTCGCCGCCTTGGTCGAAGTGAATTTTTGGAACATAAAGTTCACTCATTTTCGGTCTCACTTTCCTGTGGTTGCCTCAGGCGGGACCTAAGACAAGCCCCGCCTGAGTAGCCGGTTTGTACGTTAAATTTTACAGACAAACGGCCAGGTGCGATTAACGCCCTTACGAGATTTCGGGCACGTCCCGCAGGTGGCCCTTGATGAGCTTAACAGACATCGGCATGGACACCGTGCCTGTCACGGTGTAGACCAACTGGAGATACCGTTTCCCGCCGATGTACCCCAGCTTGTACAGGGTATTGTCCTCGCCGACGGCGTCGATGGTGATGACCACCCCGCTGGCGACCGTGAGGGAGATCATGTCAGCGGTTTCGACCAAGGTGTAATCGTCACCGTTCGGGCTATCGTAAAGCGTGAAGACGAACTTGTGCGACCCGCTGAGACCCGAACCGGCATCCAGGCCGGTACCGACCAGCAAGCAAGCGGAGTTCGCCCCCTCCAGGTCGATGTCGGTGTGGGTAGCCGTCGCCGTCACGGCGATCTCGTCGAGCACGGATTCGACGTTAATATTGTTGTACAGATCCTTCATGGTTAACCTTCCTTTAAAATGCGGAAATTCTTCATCCTGACTTCCTTTTCATAGAGCTCAATAATCTCATAAGCCCAATATAAAAGGTCTTCAGGTTTTTGTCCGGGCGGATGATTGTTTACCCAAAGTTCCAAATTCTCAGGTCGATTATCAGCCTTATCTCCATTTATATGGTGAACCAATTCATTGCCTCGCAATAGGCGGCCCAACATTTCGGCCATTATTAGTCGATGCTGATATACTATCCTATTTTTACCAGCATGTGGACTTTTAGGATCGAAACGCATCACATATCCAAGATTATTTATATGCCATTGTTTTGACCTACCATCTTGAATATCACCGCCTAATGGATTACCATATTTATGGAATTTGGAATAATGGGCATTACAGAAATGCAAGGCGATAGCTTTCTTTTTACACCCTTCGACCTTACATCCCTTCATCGAATTAGGTGGATTGCCCCGAGGGCCGCCTGCTAAAGGATCGCCTTTTCGCAGCCATCTATCATAATGGAATAGGCACCAGCCGCGTTTCCTGGCGCTATCATCACACCCATTGATGGAACACGATTTGCGGTTCATGTGAAATCTTATGAACTTGCGATCTTCATCAGCTTGATAGCTTCGTACATGATGATCCCGCCGCCGACTCGCTTCGTCGTATAGAACTTCACACTCCCCTTAGTGGTGAGATTGTCGCGGATGACGCGGATACCTTGCCGGTCGACAATCAGGTAGGCCCGCTTGAAGTTAGCGTACGCAATCGGGAAGACCCCGGCAGAAATATCCGGCATATTATCGTCGATCTCGACCGGTTTCCCGAGCAGGATATTCGGAGCCCCTGCCACCAGGCCGGGACTCCAGATCATACTCCCATCGCCGAGTTTGAACTTCCGGATATGGGCTTGGGTAGCATCGGACATCAGCCAGGTGGACCCTTCCCGGTACTTGGCTTTGAGCGAATGTTGAAGGTCGATGAGCTTGTCGACATCGGTGAACACAGACGTTTCGCCACTGGCGATATAGCCGACCTTCCCCCAGGCGTAAGACGCGTTCGCAACCGTGGTATACGCTATGATGCCCTGCGGTTCCGCCACGCCCTCGCCGGCAATGAACCCCTGGCTCTCCTCCTCACCAAATTCGATTCCCACCTCATCCGCCAACCATTTTTCGAGGTCAATCGCGCTATCATCGAGTGCGGTCTGGGTGGTCGCCGGCTCTGAATAGATCTCTTTCACATTTATAATGATCTGCGCCAAAGTCGGCGTGTCGGTTTCCGTTCGAGTTTCGGATTCGCCGACCCAGCCCGAAGTCGAACCGCCCTGGTTGACGAGCCGCTTATGCTCGCCCGTAGAGATCGTAATGAGAGACGACAGCCCCCGCATAGCAGATGTGGTTTCCGCCACCCTGTCAATCATCGCTTCCGTATCGGCGGGAACCGTGAAGCCGCCGTCCGGGTCCGATTGAGTCGTCAAGGCAGCCTGCACAGCCAGGTCCCGCAGCCCTCCCTCGACACCAGTACGGAAAAAGGCATCGAACCCTTTTCTGTGAGCTTCGACCGCCTTTTCGTGTTCCGTGGGAGAACTCCCGCCGCCGCCACCGGGAGCCGCCGTCCGGGCCACCACGGTTTCAAGCTTCTCCAACTGCGCCTTCATGGCCAGCATCTTGGAGACATCCGCATTGATATTCTCCACCTTTTCGACTAACAACGGATCGGCGCGACCCTCGGTTTCAAGAGCGGTCAAGCGCTCATCATTGGCCGCGCGAAACTCTTCAAGAGTCCGTCCCAGCGCCTCTATGAGTTTTTTGAGCTCGTCCATGGGAAACTATCCTTTCATGGCTTCAATTATAGTTCGGATTTGCCTGTTCATATCCTCGACCTCAGCGTCTCGCAGGGTCTTGAATTTGGTAGCTATTACGTTTTTCGCGAAGGTTCGACTTGCGCCAGCGTCTCGCAGGGCCCGTTCGATTTCGCGTTCATTCAGATCGCGCCCTTCAGGCTGGTAGCCATCAGGCGCATGGACAAACATTGACAGGTCGAAAGCCTTTTTCTCAGCCGGCTGTTCCACGATGGCATCAATAAGTTTTCGCGTCTTCGCTTCTTCCGCGGTGAACCAAGTCTCGTCTGCCATCTCTTGCTTGAGCTTCCGCTTGTCCGAGCCGGTTTTGCCGTAATAAACATCCAGCAAATTAACACTTATTTTCCCCAGCACGTCCGCCATGGCGCGTAGTTCATGCTGGTCACCCAGCGCGAAAGCCCAGGGTTCGTGAATCATCAGCATAGCCGATTGATGTGCTGTCACCTCATCGCCGGCCAGGGCTACGACGCTAGCCATGGATGCAGCCAGCCCCTCAATCCGCGTCGTGACTTTCGCAGGGTGGTCGCGAAAAGAATTGTACAGCGCCATGCCGTCGAAGACATCGCCCCCCGGTGAATTGATCCGCACGAGGATCGGGCGATTCAAATTCTCAGCCAATTCTTGAACCAAGGGTTCGACCTCATTGAACGGCCAGCCGATAACATCATAGATAAAAATTTCCAATTCGCCATCGTCATCCTCAGCTTTGATGATGCTGTACCATTCGGGGTTCTCCAACGATTTCCCCCAATACCGGGCCGTGGCCTCACGGGATTTACGATTGCGATTCTTCATTGTCTTTCTCTCCAGAGACAGGGGCAACATTTAGCGGTATCCGAAAATCATCTCCCTCCGGATAAGGGTTCCGGTCTTCCAATTCACGGACCTCATTCGGACTCATGTAACCGTTCAAAATGGCGGATTGATACGCCGCCGCGCGACTGGCACTATCGCCACGAAGAAGGCCGCCCAGATTGAATTTGAAATAATGATCAATTTGTTCTTCGTCCGTGAGCAAAGCCCGTTCCAGGCTCTGTTCAATATTCACAATCCAGGGAGTAAGCGAGTGCTTCGCGAAAGCCAGGTCCAAATGCTCTACGTTGGTGAATGTCGCGTGGGTCAAGTCATTGATAAAATGCGCCGGCACTCGGAAGAAACCGGCAATCTCCGACCGTTGGTAATTGCGAGATTCCAAGAATTGAGCATCCTCCGCCGTCATGCTGACCTTTTCCCACTTCATGCCTTCTTCAAGCACCGCGGTCTTGTGGGCGTTCTCAACGGTAGCGTGAGAATCTTCAAAAGATTTCTTGAGGCGCTTCACCGCGGGGCCTGTCAGCTTCCCCGGATAATAGAGCACTCCGCCCAAACGGGTTCCTTGGGAGAATAGTTTCGCGCCATGCTTTTCTTGAGAGATCGCAAGCCCCAGCATCTCGCGCGCGTACGCGATAGGCGATAAGCCCTGTAACCCGTTCAGCGACAGCCCCTTGATATGGAGTATCGCGTATGCCGGTATAGGATCGATACTTCCATCCGGCCGCCGAACGTGGTAGAAGAGCTCAAAGTTTTCATCTTGCTCCACGCCTTTGATGCGCGCCGGATCCAGGGGTATCAGTTCGCGCACTCGGCCGTCGGTACCCCGGGTTTTAAGCCAGTACGAGTTCCCCTGCAGGACCAGGTTGACCATGAGTATCTGCTTGAATTCATAGGATGTCATCCATGTATTCGATTTCTTGATCAACAAGGCCGCCGGATGCTCATCCAGACGCTCTCTGTC